TTTTAGAGATAGACTAGCCGGACAGATAGCCAAAGAACGTGGTTATAATGAAAAGCAACGTGAAAAGATTATACCTTACCTATCACCTTATTTGGGTGTGTATGATGAATGCTTTCAACGATATAAGAATGAACGTCACCAGGTTAAACCTGAGTATGCGTTAACAGCTTTGTGGTGTAACTTCCAACGTCAGTATGAATTTAATCCACCACACGATCACGATGGTAAACTATCGTTTGTAATATATTTATCTATTCCTGAACCACTTAAAAAAGAGAATGAAGAATATACAGGCAAGAGCTGTGGACCTGGAGGTATACAGTTCATGTACGGTGATGGACCTAGAGATTGTGTAAGTTATATGTCTTACTTTCCTAAAGAAGGAGATATGTTTATTTTTCCTGCTTGGTTAAAACACTGGGTTAGTCCTTATAACTCTGATTGTGTAAGAGTGAGTGTATCAGGCAATGTTCATGACTCTGCACCCTTGAACCAAGTTAAAAAAGGTTCTTTGGTAAAAGAGGTAGATCCTAAAGAGCATGAAGAATATATAAAAGAATTGAAGAAGAAATTATGATGAGTGATGAAGATATAAAAGAGTATCATAATATCGGTAAAGCTATCAAACATAACGACAAGTACACCTATGTGGATGCAACACGAACCGAGGACCACGGAACACGGCTCTATGATGTAAATGGTTCTAGACTTCCAAGCGTAACTACGATATTAGGCGCTACCAAAGATCAACAATTTTTAAAAGACTGGACGGCTAAAGTTGGAGAAAAAGAAGCAGATAGAATCAAAAATCTTAGTAGTAGGCGGGGCACTGCCATGCACAAATTCCTCGAGCATTATGTTCTCGGCACTGGCTACGATGATCTTACAGAACTCGGACAGAAGGCGAAAGCCATGGCCCAAAAAGTTATTGAAGTGGGTCTTACACCTGTGGAAGAATACTACGGATCGGAAGTTACATTATATTATCCTGGCCTTTACGCTGGGTCTACTGATCTAATCTGTTTACATAACGGAAAAGAAACCGTTGTTGATTTCAAACAAAGCAATAGACCAAAGAGAGAAGAGTGGATCGACGATTACAAAATGCAGATAGCAGCGTATGCTATGGCACATGATTATGTACATCAATCTAACATTGAACAAGGTGTAATAATGGTATGTACTCCTGACCTATATTACCAAGAATTCAATGTTTCTGGGGCTGATTTAAAACAATGGAAATACAAATTTTTAAAAAGATTAGACATGTATTATGACTTAAAACATGATGAAAAAGAACAAGCTAACGTCAATATAACAAAGGAGGACTTCAAATGACAATTGATGGATACTATTATGACGGAAAAAAGGCATGGATATTTTACAAAAAGAAATGTGGTAAAATTATTATGAGGAGGTGGAAATGAATGATAGGTTGTTTAGAACGATTCTAAAGAAGTATGAAGCAGAAATTGAAGATGCAAATTATAAAATCGATGCTATCTGTGAACACAATCTAGTTATACCTGAACACGTAGATATCACCGGAGAAGTAGATAAGCAGTTAGAAAGAATCGCTGCAGCAGAAGATAAGTTGGCAGCAATGAGAAAATATTATGGCGAAAGTAAGACAAAAACACTCTTGTAAAGTGCGAACCCACAGGGTTCGCAAGGGTTCGCAAGGGTTCGCAAAATGAGGTTTGGGGTCGCAAAATTATGGTCAATTATGGCAGAAATGTGGTTTTTTGACTGTTTTGCCACAATTTGGCCACAAAAGTGCGAAGGCAAAAGGCGTTTTCCGAACCCTGCCGAACCCTCCCGACACCCCAGGGGTCGCTACTTTTTGCCAATAAAATCAACACTTATAGGTCAATTTCACTGTTTTGCGACACTTTCAAAATAATTTTTTGCAAGCGCGTGTTAAAATATATTATTGTCATATAGGGTTCGCAGATGTAGAAAGAGACTATGCCTAGGAAAAGACGAAAAAGAATTGCAGCTGAAAGTGCTCCCGATATACCTTATCCGAGAGTTCGAGTGGAGTGGATTGATTGCGTAAGCGACTCGGGCTGGGCTACCGATAAAGAGTTTGATAAAATGAAATTAGCAAAACCTGTTAACGAAGGTTGGTTGTATTCTAAAGATAAAATATCTATAAAACTATTTGCCTCTTACGATCAAGATGAAGATGGTATTACGTTTGGGGATCGGACGATGATTCCTCGTCAGTGGGTAAAGAAGATTCAGAAGATTTAGATGGAGTCACATCAATTATCTGTCCGTAGTCGTTTAAAAGCTGTTTCATTTTTGCTTCTAGCTCTTGTTCTGACATGTCCTCTAGCTTTCCTGTTTTTATTATTTTCCTATCTATGTATAATCCTGCTGCTTTTCCTCTGTTTGCTTCCGCATTCACTGCTGAAGAGAATGATCCTTTCTTTAAAGCGGCTTCACGAAGTCTAGCAAGTTCTGCAACGTGACCTTCATAAGTCACTTCATGTTTTTTTAATCTTTCTTCTTTCAGTTCACCAATATACTTGACTACAAGCGGTGAGAGTCTTGGGTTGCACAATTCTGATCCTTCCTGTCTGGCACGCTTTGGACTATACCCAGCAGCGAGTGCTGCTTCTGTTTGAGTCATAGGTCCAAGTTCATTACCGAATACTAAAAACTCGGCAAATCTTTGTTGCATTTCTGTTAATCTTTTTGGTACACCCATGGTTGACAATTTAAGGTAACATTGTTATAAAGTCAAGATATGAAAGATGACAGAGGAGAACTTGATCTAACCCGAAGACTTGATGATATGCAAGATGCATTGAATGGTTGGGAGTTGTTAGCAGAGATGCAAAAGAAAGAAATACATGAATTAAAAAAATCTCAATCTGAAGTATTAAGATTACAAAATCTCTTGCAAGGTTATAAAAAAGTGATAGAGGAATTGACTGCTAAGTTAATACGAAAAGATTCATGAGAGTGCAAGACTTACAAACTTTCTTGGGCAGTTTTACAAAAGGTTCCGACGCAGTAAAAAATGCAGTTATCTATGTAGAGGTCAAAGGAAAGTTACATGCTATTAGACGAATGGAAGTACATGAAAATGCTGTTCCGATAATAGGTCAACCAGGTCATAGTGCACACAGATTAGTTTTAAAAACTGAGAAACCTTCTAGTCTTATCTTACCAGAAAAGCTTCAGAAGGACTATTAATGAATGACGATGTTACCCCTAAAAACATATGGGACCAGAACGAAAATTATACCAAAAAGTTAAAAAGAATATTCCATCTATTTCTTGGATTAGGCTTGAAAATCTTAGCTCTTCCGGTACTCCTGATCTGTTGGGGTATAATACTTTGGGGAACTTTTTTACAGTAGAGTTAAAAGTTACGAAGAGTAACAAGGTACGCTTCAGTCCACATCAAATTGCCTTCCATTCACGACATCCTAACAATTCATTTATTATGGTAGAGGCCCTTGATCCAAGCACCGTGAAACTTTTTCCAGGGTCCATGATCCATGAGCTTGTGACCGAAGGCTTTCGGCTTGAGGCTTGTTGCTTGGGGCTTGAGGCTTGTGGCCTCTTCTTCGAAGAGCTTGGCGCTTGAGGCTTGAGGCTCTTTAAATTGGTTTCTTTTTTTCTCTAACATATTTTTTTAAACCTTCTAATTCTTCGTTGCTTGAAGCTTGTGGCTTGTGGCCCGGATCAGGACGTACGTCGCTAGGCCCACGCGTTGAGTTAGCATGACTAATAGCCTGATCCGATTGCGAGTCAGGAAGCATAGCTCCGTCGATACTTCCTGCTCTATTACGCTTGCGTAATTCTTTATAATATTTTGGATGTCTAAACATCATACAATTTTAATGCTTCCCTAATCATATCTGCTAGCTGGTATTCATCACAGTATATATTATCTTTGTTAGATTTCAATATACCCTCCAGCTCTTCAATTATTTCTTTTTTGTTTTTAGTGTTTTCCATATGATACCGTTTTAATTTTTGGATCCCAACATTGTCTACAGTCTCGACATTCATTGTCTTGTGCAGGAGCTGGGCATGTGTGAAAACCTTGGTCCACTACCATTGAGCTGTTGGGCCACGATTCAGGCGCCCGCTGGTTCACCATGGGCGCGCTAAAACGTATGACTAAATTGTTAGGCTTGCTGTCGAGGTGATCTTTGATCCATGCTTCCCTCGTTGGCATCCAATGCTTCTTGCTGGGCGTTGCCCTGCATACTTCATAAATTTTTTTAAGATGATCTAGATCCTGAACGTCGCCGCTGTCATGCCATCTGAAGACATCCGGCTTTTTACTGTTGATCAGGTGAGTCATTGCAGCTGTCCACTGTGGGTCCTTGATGGCGTGCAGCCTTCGATACTGTGCATCCTGAACAACCTTAAACACGTAGCAGCCCTTCAGAGCGTAACAATCAAAGCAGACGCTGCCTGGGACCTTCTGAAGCTTGCCGCCTGTTTTGCATTCTTTGGCCGGTAGACCTATTGACCATCCAGGCATCTTTGATGGCTTGGACAGCGAGCCTCCTATAATTTTTAATGCTTCACTTGTTTTCATAATTTCTTTCTCCTATAAACTCCTATATCATTATACAGCTGTCTTGTCAAGCTTGCGGCTTGACGCTTGCAGCTTGAGGCTTGCTGCTTGTAGCTTGAGCCTTGCTGCTGTAGCCAGCGCCAATGATTAATTAAAATTTTTTGTTTCATCATAATTTCTTTCTTGACCAGCCAACGCCAGAGTCTCTGTGTACAGCGGCGGCGGCGCGTTAACTGATCCCAGATCCATCGACATAGTATAGCTTTTATACAGGCCTGTATTCGATGGATCAGGGATCAGCACAGATCATAATGGCAAACCCCTTCGACATTACAACCTGTGGTTGATCTTGGTTTATATGAGTAATCAAATAAACTATCTCCTATATAAACCTTGACAATCCTTTTGTCAAGTGTATATTTCAAATAATGCAAACAAATAAAAAAGAAAGAGGAAACATGACTAGACTACGATTAAATCAAGAGTACCGAAACAAGATAGCAAATAGAATGAGGGTACACCTTGAACAGGAGGACACGCAAGAAAAACAAACTTATGACGATTTGAAAGCAAAACAAATTGACATAAATGACAATGCGTGGAAAGTAGCAGAGGGCATAGTAAGACGACACTATACCCCAGAAGATGTAGAGAAAGCAAGATACTTACAAGATAAATTTGAGAATGTAAGTACGATTGCAAAAGATAGTTGCTTTCATTTTAACTATATAGGTAAAGTTGAAGAAAGAGATTATGACAACAATGTTCAAATAGTTGAGAAACCAATAGAGAAACATTTTGACTTTAAGTTAAATGGTTCTTTTGACTTGGAAAATAATTCTTCTTATTCAAATGATAATGATTATGGTTATGCTTTGTTCAGAGATGAACTAAAAGCACAGGAAGATTGCAACCCAGATATTTTGATTGAACAAGAGGGGAAAGATAATAACCCACACAAAACAAAATATACTGACAATAACAATAAATATCTTGGCGATAGTGATAGTGGCTATGGTAGAGAGTGGAATGAAAAATATCAATTAGATTTAATTGGTAGAGATTATTGTAGAGATAGATCAATCGCTTGTACTAGAGATGAATTTATGATGTTGCAAGAATGGAAAGCAGAAAAAGGTAGATTTGTCGTAGCACATTATAAATGGATTAAATCTATTTTAGACCAGATGAAAGAAATTAAAGTCGGTCTAAAAGGTTATAAATATTTAGACGAGGCATTAGAACTTTGTACTGAACTTGGTTTGAATATTACTGACGCAGAAATAATCAGAACTAATAGTACAGGACTTGTAATTTATAACCCTAAAAATCTTGCAGAAAGAATTAAGGGTATGAAGAACAAGAATGTATCAAGAGCAGATAAAATAAAAGCGAGGTTATTATACGAAAAAAATAATGCAGAAAGTGTAAATTAACTATTGACAGGGTATCCTATTTAATATAGGATACCCATAGAAAGAGAGAAAGAAATATGAC